TTTGAATAGATTGAAACTCCTTCAAGAAACCAAATAATCTTGATACCATCCTCATCTTATTGATTTGAGGTTGAACATAAGCCTCAAATTTAGATCGAACATAAGGATCAATATAGGGATGAATAATAGTATTATCATATTCCATAGGGTGAATAGTTTTACCTTCCAGTGCATCAACACCGATATATTGAAACAAGACTTTTTTACCAATGCTGAAAGGATCAGTTATACGGTCAAGTAAAGTGTTGACAACATCTGTTAAGCTGCCATTTCCCTTAAAATCAAAGTTATCTTGAAAGTCTCCATTTCTTTCATTGTAATCTCCAATATTTATCTTGCTATAAGGAAATAATTTAAAATTTTCAATTCGCAAAGGATTACCATTTTTATCAACAATGCTTACATTAAATGTTTGAGTAAACTCATCAACAGCACTGAAAATAGCAGAACACCCATTTAATTTAGAATCAAAGTATTTTGACTCTAAGAGTACTTTATTTGTACCCTTTTTACCTGCATGTGCATTAGAACCTGTGTTACCACCTTTTACAGCATCACCCAACACAAATTCTTTTGCAGTTACATCACCTGTAGATTGTAATTCAACACGAATCAATTTTGATTTAGCATTAATTACAGCTTCTACAAAGTTTTCTTCTGAGGAAGTCAAAGTTAAATCTTCAAACTTTTCTTTCTCTACATCCTGTGCATCTTTAATAGTCACACTGAACTTACCACCAGTCAAAGCAGACTGAATGATTTTAAGACCATTACTAGCCTCGCCAATTACAGCAGAACGATAAAGAACTTTATCAGTACCGATTTTACCTGAAGTAGCTTTAGTACCACCACGTACAACACGTGTATAGATAACTTGACTTGCATGTGTTAGTGCCATTAATGCACTATACAAACCATACTCACCTTCAACAGGCTCACCAAAAGTTTTAATCAACTCTTGTTGTGAAGAGATAAGTGTAGGAACACCAACTGGACCGAACCTAGCACCACCTACCATACCAATAATACAAGTAGAGGAGTCTGTAGTATATTGACTTTTGTCAACCTCGTTCATGTATACACCAGGACTTAACATTGTTAGTGTAGCCATTAATATCCCCCTCGAAAACGGATAATTTATATTATAATATAAGTTATTCACTTTACCCATCTTTTGTACATATAATTTTCTCTTCAGTATACACAGATATTTATTGTTTTTAATGTTTTCAAAACCTATATATAAAAGAACGTATCCAAATACTTGAATACGTTCTTACTATATCTATTTAATTTTATGATACCCATCTGATGTCTCATCATTAGCAAGATTTAACTCATCTCTAGTTCTAACACCAGGACTAATACCATCTGTATTGAAATCAAACCCATTAGAATTATTACCATTCTTAGGTTTAATTTTATTTAAATCGCTATCATCTAGTGGTAAATCATGAATATCTATAATAATTTTATCAACCTCTAATGCTTTATCTACACGATAGATATATGCATGGTCAATATTAATTGTTATAGATTTTCTATAAAAACGATTTGTCTCAGCAAAACCACTCACATCAGTATTATCACTAACACCATCTTCTAATGCTAATTGAAATTCTTGTACATGGTCACCAATGTCCATAAACTGAACCCTAAGATATGGTCTTTCAGAAAACTCCATCAATAACTCAGAAATGATACCATCACACACATCACGTTTAGTAGCGTACACATCTATTTGATACTGCAACATTACTGGTAATGAATGTACCATAACACGTTTATCTCTAAACTCTACACCATCTTCATTTCTAGCTTTCTGATTAGTCCAACCTCTTCTAACTTGACTATCATTATAGAATTCATAATTAATAGAGAAATCAGGTAATCGACTTATACCAATAAATGGCATAACTACCTTACCTTGATGTTCCCTAGCATTTGTAATAAATTGCTCATCTACATCAGCAAAAAATACCTCATCATACAAACTATGTACCCTATCGTACATAGCTAAGTCATATTGATATAAAGGACTATGCATATACTACACCTACTACCTTCTATTCCTACCTTTAGAAGATTTAATAACAGACTTATTTCTAAGATACAAATACGGAACTCTACTATTCTTAATCTTATCTAACTCTTTTAAATACATTTTATAATATCTAGATATATGTTTTGAAATGTAACTTGCTATAGGTCTAAATAAAGGACGAGGTGGCATTGTCTTTTTACCATTTATAGTATTCCTATTTGTACCATACTCAACATATCTAGCAATAATATTAACTTGTACACCACTATTAGGATATACTTGTTTCTGTTGAAATCCAACAGCTATAAAGTTATTAAACTTCTTAAATATTGTAATATTATTTTTAAGATACCCTGTGGCTTCCCACGTATTCAAAGAGAAACCCATACGCTTTTTATATGTTAAATAAGATACAGATAGCGGCGCCCACTTAGTCCCTTTATACCTCTGTGTATCAATAGCACGTTCAAACTCTTTAGCTAGTGTTACAGCCATAAAGATTAGGAAGTCTTTGTAATAAAGACTTCCTAACTCCTTTTGTATACGTTTAGAACCTAGCTTAAACATATGCTGTGAAACGGTGATATATATCCCATCTATATGTTCCATCTCAACAACACTACGTAGTATCTTCATATGATACTCCTATTAAAAACGCTGTTTCCTTACTGTCATAGAACCACCACGAACAGCATCTACTTTCTTATCAAAGTCTTTTCTGAAATCACCTTGACTTAAATAATTTTTAGGTGCTTTAGGGTCTATTTCATTTCTGCCTGTTACAACCATAACCTTACGATACACTTTATCAGGTACAACAAATGTAGAACCTTTTTTCTCTAATGCAATAACCCTATTTTGCTCTAATGCTTTCTCTTCCTCTGGTGATAACTTCTTAGCATCAATGCCAGATGAGAACACAATCCAAGCATAATCACAGAACTTAGCACCTTGACCTTCTAAGAAACCAAATACAGATGCTTTAACATTATTATGCGTTGAATGGAATACTTCATCAGGAACAGTCCTATCACGTTTCATATTCCTAATAAATGCTTCTTCCCTATTAGCTACTACCCATACTAATGATACTTTATAGCCGATAGTTTTACACATTTTAGCAATATTTGTAATCTTAGACTCTTCATCCCCTGTAATATCAAAAATAATATTTGGTAACTTATCAGCCATAATAGATTTAAAGAAAGCTTCCTCACGTCTATCTTTAAGTTTTAAGTCTTTTACTTTTTGATGTAACAAAGAAACGTCATCAGGGTTTTTAAAGTTGTAATCACCATTACGTTCATCATCAAAGACACCACTCTTAGCACCTTTTACATATAATTTCTTTAATTCATCAACATCAAAGATTTTACCCTGTAACATAATAACGCTTTTTAAAGCTGTCCCCTTCCCTGAACCTGCACCACCAGCCATAATAACTGCATGACCAAAGTTAGGATTTACTTTACCATCAAATGTAACTACTTTTGCCTCATTAATAGTACTCTCACTTAGTTGACTACGCAAAGACTCTACAATCAAATCACTACTATATCTCATACCTTATAATCCTTAATTTATATTAAACCTACCACCACGAATATTTTTATCCTTTTTATCTTTCTTTGGTATTTTATAATCATCAATAACGTCAAAATTATCTATATACTTTTTACCATCTACAGACTCAAAAGTTGTAGACATATTATCCTCTGACTCTTCATAGCCAACATTGTTACTTTCTGTATCTGAATAATTTAAACTATCAGCAGAACCATCATTGTCATCATTATCTACAATCTGATTAACATAAGAATCATGCTCATACGTCCTATAATCAGACGTATTTTCATAACCAGAACTATAACCATCCTCTAACTGCTTACTCATATACTCAGTATGTCTAGGTCTAACCTCACTACGTTTCAAGAAATGCTCACCATTTAATTCTACCATAGTGAAATCATTCATACGCTCTGGTGCTAATTTACAAATCCAATATACACCATAAACACTATCCAATTTTTTATCTGTAACTCTAAAGTCAGCTGTAGTTATACCACCAAAATAATACAATCGTATAATAGAATTCTCTTTAACGTCTAAAAGTTCTTTAGTCATCCAATCCTTATACATAGGTAAATATACCAACTCAGGACGTTCATCATCTTCTGTATACCAACCTAAATTTTTAAGAACCTTAACTTTAGGTGCATCGTCAAAGATAACAGGCAATCGTATAGCATCATCCCACATAAGGTTTAAGTCTTGATTGAAATCTTGCTTTTCATACACACAATTATAAAAATCTACTGTAATCCCTGTATGTAACGCAGATTCCCAAAACATTCTTCTCTGTAACTCAATATCTTCATTTACAATGATAGGGTTATTTACACTATGCTGTCTCTCTAACTGATATCGCCAATCTTTACCATACTCATCAGCCATATATTCCCTACCTAGATGATACCAACATAAATTCCTTTACAGAACTAAAACCTTTAGCATTTCCTGTACTCTTAGCAATTTTATTATCTAATTCTTTATTTTTTAATAACTCATCAAATAAAGTAGTAATAACTTTTTCTGCCACGGACTTAAAATCAGTAGAAATGAATTGTAAATCTTCTACCACATCTATACTGCATTTAACTTTAAAAGGTTTAAATGTATTTAAAGTAGTTACAGGTGCATCTAGTTCTTGTACTATAATCTGTTTAGCAGTAACAGTTGTCGTACCATTTGTCTTATCTTCAGATGTATAAGTACCATCACACCTTACAATAAGATTAAGCCTAGCATCTAAATCATGATTTTCAACATAATACTCTACATCCAAAGTATATGTACTGTCTTTAATCTTATGAACCCTAAACCCTGTTTCTACATTATAGAATTTACCACCTAATAATCTCTTTAAAGGAGTAAATGTCTTGCTATTACCAATCTTACGTAAATCACCCATTACTGTCTCATTGATTGTAGATTTAACACCCTCT